ACCGGGCCATTGCCGTTGTCGACATATGCATATCCGGCACTCACCAGCAACATCTGGTTGCCGTTGAAAAAGCCCAGCACCGGGTTGCCGTCGTTGCCGATCGCGCCGCCGGCTGTCCCGATACCGGAAGACCCGCTGAATCCCGGTGTGGAACGGTCGATGATGGTGCCACTCGACAGAATCTCGTAGAAATGATCGCCCCCTACCGCAAAGAGCCTGAATTCCCCCGGGAACACTCCGCGAACCGGCGCCAATGGGAGAGTGACGAAGGTCTTCAAGCCCGGCCGGCGGATTAACGAGCATCTGACGTTCTTGTCGTGAACGTCCGTGCCCTGGCCCTCCACCGATACCACATTCCGCTCCGGGATCCAGTTCATGGTGAACTCGGAGGCGATATTGGGGCTTACCGCGGCATTCGTTGGCCCGCAGAAGCTATCGAATCGAGGCATTTACGGCAATGTACCGGTCATGTAGTTAAAATCGCCGGCGGACGGGCTGGTGGAAGTGCCCCAGTCCGCGGACGAGATCCGGGGCGCCAGATTATTGTTGCTCTGGAGCGCGTCCCGGGCCTTCAGGGCACGCCTGGCGAGGTTGGGCGGGGGCGTCGTGCCCCAGATGTCACTGAGCTCCTCTGCGAGCGTTAAAGCCACCGCGGCAAGGTACGCTTGAGGCGCGATAAAGCAGTCGGTCAAAGACTGGAATTGCTGCAACACCACCATCCCCTCGAGGCGCAGGCCGTACCCAGTATTGGGTATCGGCCAGAACCACAATTGCCCGTTCGGCACGTCGGGTTCGTAATAGAGATCCGTGGGGATACTGGTCTGAATTCCTTTGACTCTCTGGGCGGCCCACCAGGCGCTGTCCCGGATATTGATGGGTTGATCCACCGGAGGATTGGTGTCCGTCAAAATGAGGTTGGCCGAACGGATGGAGACCGGGCGCGTATTGACCGCGAAGTCCGGCGTCACGAGGTTGGGCCCGATCAGATGCGGCTGATGGCCGGGCGAGAGCGTCCAGGTGGTGAATGTCGTAGTCCATGCATAGCAGGCCCGGGCCGCCCAGTAATCCACCAACTGGTTGAGAAAGATCAATCCGTCGGCCAGTTCATTGTTGGAGTTCAGGGCCTGCGGGCGCAGCAGGATTCTGGCTTCGCGGAAGGCGATGTATAGAGCATTCTGTACCGGCATGCACGGGATGCTGCCCAGGTTGCCCCCGAACGTCGACTGGTCGAATGGGACACTATCGAACAAAGTTTGATTTGCCATTAGCTTATTTCAACCATATCTTCGCGCCATCCCAGAACCAGCTCACGGGGACACCGGACAACGGAGTAAGCGTATTCCCTATAGTCGCGCCCGCAGTCCAGGTTCCGGGTGTCGCGTGCGTACAGACGAACATGCCCGAGCGCCCCGCCTGGGTGGCGCCGAGTCCGGTCACGCCCGTAACCGCAACATTGCCTGACACAAAAAATTGCGGGAACGCCGGGACCGGGAATGCGGCCGCCGATGCGATCGTAAGCAGATCGAGCGGCCGGTTGTTGGCGGTGATTTCGACGGTCGCCGTGTCGGTGCTGTTGTTCAGCACCCGGTTGTACGTGCCGCCCAGGACGCAGCCGTCGATATGCACGTAGGAATGCGGGCTGCCGCCAATCACAACCCCGCGATCCGACATGGCGCCCGTGGGTTGACCATCGACATTGACGCCCAGGCGCGAACCCGTAATGGAGACATTGGAGGAACCCGGAGCCTCGAGTTCGACGCCGTTTCCGTGCCCGTCTCCCGAACGCACGCTGACCCCGTCGATATTGACGCTGTTGACGCCTCCCAGGAGGATCCCGCTGCCTGCGACGGCTCCATTGTTGGTCTGATAAGCAACGTCGATGTCCTCGAGAGAAAGAGATTTGATCTGGTTCAGCAAGCTGGCCGATGCCCGGATAGCATAGCTTGCGGCGTCCACCGTGCCGGTTGACGCGAGCATTCCCGAACGCAACGCCACCCGGTTCGACACCGAGCCCGCATCCGTCACGAGCAGGTCGAATCCGACCAGTGTATAGGAGTCGAGAATAAAATTACTGATCGTGACCTCGTTGACTGGCGCGGGGCTATTGCCAAGAAGACGGACGGCATACGCGCCGCCTTCCGTGAACAGGCCGGTCACGGTAATTCCGGAAACCTGCGGCTCGAACACAACGCCCGTGGCTCCGGTTGGCGAAATGACGCGGATATTGGATATTTCTCCGGTCGAGCTCTGCGTCACCAAAGACGCCGGGTCGCTGGCGAAACTCAGGCCGCGCGAGTACCCGGAAACCAGAATATTGTCCATGAAGAATCGCGCCGTGGAGCGGGCGCGGATGGATGTGGACTGACCGGCAACCCGCAGGTTAGTCACCACTCCATCGGCTACGCCGCTGATATCCACGCCGACCGGCGCTGTGCCGTTGTTGGAATAGATGGACATGTCGCCAAAGTCCAATCCCATCCCGTTTGGGCCGCCGAACGTGAAAACATTCATTGCGAGGTTGCCCGATTGGATGTTGGTGGTCTGGTAGCCCATGCCGCGCAGCGAGAGCGACTGATTCGCCGGAAGCACGCTCGTGGTCGCATAAACCGTGTAAGAACCCGCCGGAACCCGTACTGCGCCCATGCCGCCGCCGGCGGCCAGGGCGGCATTGATCGCTTCCTGCATGCCCGCCGTAGCGGTCGCGATAGTCCAGGCGCCCGAATGTGCATTGGCGCAATTCACGATGAGGGTCCCCGAGACCGCACCCGAAACCGCAGTTCCTCCTGTAATCAGTACGGGTTCGGCGGCCCCGGTGCCGCCCGAGATGTACAGGTAGTGTGCCTGATCGGTGCCGTTGACGCCTTTGGGGACGGGCGAGAGCGTGATCGTATTATTGCCCGCTATGAGCGATCCTCCGGGTTGCTGCGGCGTAAAAATATAGTTGGTGGACACGTAGCTCGTCTGGCTCGTGAGATTCTGACCGTTCGGGCCGAGGAAGCCTTCGATGGCTTTGATTTCGGTCGCGAGCACGTTGTGGTGCCAGGCGTCAATGAGCATCGAGATCTTGGAGCCGGGAGCGTGAGGAGCCGCCGATGTCCCGTCGAATCCCCTGCCGCCCGTCGCGACGATCAGTTGGGGATTCGGAGAGGCAACGACGGAAGCGACCGCAATGATTTCTTTATCGATCGAAATCAGGCAATTGGTGACGAATCCGGCGGTAGATGCGACGAAGAGAATCGTGTTCACGCTATCGCATTGGACCGACAACGTCGTCTGTATCTGATTGTTGGCAACTTTCAGGTTGGCATCGGTCGCCACTGCGACCGGGAAGACGGGCGTGGGTGTCGCCATATTACGTCACCTGTGGCGCCGCCGCCTGTACCGGCGAGCTCGCCATGCTCTTCATGTGGTTCGACTGGTTCAACTGCACGATCGATGCCTTGTACATCTGCGCCTGCGCCGGTAACGACTGATCGACCTGCGAGCGCGGGTATTCCGGCAAGAGTTCCATCGCGAGGTTGAACCGGACGGCGGCCTCGTACCCGGGCGGCAAATCGATAAAGTCGTTTACCGTTGCGAACTGGTTGATGAGGTTGTACGTCCAGAGTTCAAGTTGTCCTGACATCCGAGGAGTGGGCCAGATGTAGACCGTCGAAGTGGGGTACATGTAATCGCAGAAGAGCTTGCGGATGTAGACCGAAAGCATTGCCTTCTCTTCGATCGCTTCCCAACCGGAGCTATCGACGATTTCGAGCGGACAATCGATGCCCGAGATCGAAACGGACGCCGATTCGATTTTAACCGGGCGTTGCGGAAGCGAATACTGGTTGATGGTGCTAACGGAGATCAGATTCCGCAATCGCCCCACGAGAGACGCGCCTTCCGTGTTCCATGATGAGATCATCTGGTTCAGCGAAACGAAAGCGTCGTTAAGTTCGGCCGTCTCGAGCGTCTCGCCGGCGGCGATCGCGCCCAACAGGCGCATGGAGGAATGAATCAAATCACTGACGGTGACCGCCATAATTCTGCCTTAATCGGGTTCGGGTGCGGCATTGCCGCTACCCACAACTGGGGGTAGCGGAGCTTTCGGCGGACGCCCGCAGCGTTTGGGTCTGGAATCGGGAGTCACGATCCCGCCGCCGTCATGCGCCCATTCGGACGGTTCTTCGGGAGGCGCCGCGGGCCAGATGATGCGTGACCATTCCGGCCCGAGATCCGCCTCTTGATCCGCGGAATGGATGGTCACCGGATCGAGGGTCCGGTGGAACATCATCCGCGGATAGTCGCCGTTAGGGCTGTTGCCCATACGTGCCCGTGGTCTGCCCCGGATAGCCGTATTGCGGGTACTGCGGGTATTGCTGCGGCGGATATTGGCCTTGTTGCGCCTGGCCGCTCTGTGCGCTTGCGGCGGCTTTCCTGGCATCTTCCGCCTGTTTCATCTTGAGGTTCTCGTACGCCGCTTTGATCATCGCTTCCGAGAACTGGTATTCCTTCCAGTCGCCGCTCAACGCTTTCTCTTCGTCCTGGGTCGAGACGGTTTGCGGCGGGACGTTGACGTTGTAGAAGAGCTTCGGGTACTGCTCTTTCGGCGGTTTCCGGGCGGTCGTTGCGGCGCCGGCCGCGGCCGGATTGCCGGGATCGAGCGTCCACTCGTTCGGGTCGAGCGCGTCCGCCTGCTCCTGCGTGGTGAC